AAGAAGCCCAACAAAGAAAAGAAGGTAACTACCAAAAAGAAGAAAACAGAAACAGTAACATCACTAAAAAAGAAATTAGATACATACTTTAGTCTTTACATAAGATTAAGATATGCTGATGAAAATCTTATGGTAACTTGTTATACAAGTGGAAAAGTGATGAAGTACACAGAATCACAAGCTGGGCATTATGTATCTCGTAAATATTTATCAACAAGGTGGAATGAAACAAATGTTCAAGTCCAAAGTGTTTCAGAAAATATGTTCAATCAAGGTAATGCACCAATGTTTGCAATTAAGCTGGATGACAATTTTGGACAAGGAACAGCAAGGCATATGGTAGAACTTAGCCTAATACCATTTAAACAAGGAATTGATTGGTATAGAGAACAAGTGGCCTATTATAAGGAACAATCAGATTTATTAAAAGCTAAATTAAACATAGAATAATTAGCAATGAACATAGAATATAACTGCTATAAAGAAAAAGGAAAGCTAATAGTAAAGAATAGAGATTTACTTAATGCAGAGATTGATACCTTACAAGAAGGGATTGATTATGTTTTATCCATCAAGAAGAAGAAAAAGATGCGTTCTAACGGACAAAATAGATATTACTGGGCTATCGTAGTACCTAATGTATTACTTGGCCTTAGAGATGCTGGATTTAATGAAATTCGCACAAGGGATGATGCCCACAATATTATCAAAGTAAAGTTTTTAAGGTATGACATCCAAAACATAATGGGAGAGCATATAGAAAGCTTTAAGAGTACAAGTGAGCTAAGCACCCAAGAGTTTACAGATTTCATAGCAGAGGTGCAGATATGGGGAGCAGAGTTCCTTAATATATCTATACCAAGCCCTAACGATGATTTAGAAATAGAATTTATTTAAAACAAACATTATGAAAGCAAAATTTGTTCAAACAATTTACCATTACAAAAACCATCAAATTATTATTGAACCCTTCTGTAAAACTCTTTGTGGGTGGGCAGTAGAGTTTGAATATGCACATTTATTCAAATGTCATACAGAGCTTTGTATGATAGATGATGAATATTTAATGAATAAAGGGATTAACCCAAATAGAGAAATTTCTTATTTTACAATAGATGAAACTGAAGAATCAGAAATATATTGTTTTGATGTAGATATGAATAAACCAAAATCAATATTAAAGTATTTAATGAACTGTATAGATGAATGGGATGATTAACTTCTACGAGGTAATAATAAGAGTAAATGGCTTTATAACCAGCACCAGAATAATAGCCAAAGAAAACCCCACTATACTTGAATACGAAAAGAGGGTAAAGGATTCTTATTATGGTGGAAGAAAGAACTGGAGGTTAAAGGATAAGTTTGACATTAAAGAATTTATAGTAATTAAACAAAAATTAGGCTTATGATTAAGTTAGAAATAACTCCAGAGGAACTACAAAGAGCCAAAGAAATGTATCAGTTTAATGCTCTTAAAAACTCCGTTACAGAAGGCAAGTCTAATATCTATGGGGCAATAGGAGAAGTAATGGTTTTTGATTACTTTAAAAATACATATTGGAAAGATAGATTTGATGTAAAGCTTGAAAATACATTTGATTATGATTTACTAATCAACGGCAAAAGAATAGAGATAAAGACCAAAAAAGCTTCCAACCTACCAATAAGTGAAGATTATAATGTAAACATATTTGCTACAAGTATGAAGCAGATGTGCGACTATTACTTCTTTACCATAGTAACAGATGATTTCAAACTATGTTATTTACTTGGGTACTTAAGGAGGTTTGATTTCTATAAAATTGCTACCTTTGCAAAGAAAGGACAACCAGATGGCCCTAACTTTAATTTTAGAGCAGATAGTTACTCCGTAAAAATAAAAGACTTAATTAAATTCCAATGATGACAATAATATTTTTAATACTCGCAGCATTCTGTAATGCAGTTATGGATGTGCTATCAACAAGGTACTATGTTTCTATATTTGGAAACTTTAAGAACAAACAATTCTGGGACTGGAACATCAGTTGGAGAAACAAATGGCAATGGGGCGAAAAAGCCAATGGAGAAAAGTTCTTTCTATCAAGCTCTATGTTATCGTTTATGACCGATGGTTGGCATTTAGCCAAAGCATTGATGATAATATTCATTTCATTAGCGATAGTCTGTTACAAGCCCTTATTTGGCTTAATAGACCTAATCTTATTTAATTGTATCTGGGGGATAACCTTTGAATTGTTTTATAGTAAGCTATTGATTAAAAAAATAGAGTAAAAATTGCTATATTTGGGTATGGCAAAAGCAGTATCAAAAGCAATTAAAGTAAACTTCGGTAAAAGAAAAGGTGGCAAGGCTTCCAAGGCGAAGAACAAGCAAAAAAAGAAATACAACAAACAAGGCAGATAATTAAAAATTTCTGTCCCATATTCAAAAAACTCTGTGGTTTATCTAAAAAAATACGGAGTACAAAAATATCTAAAAAGCCTCGGACTGGATTTTGATTAAAAAATTTCGGTGGCCCTATTTTAACCCTAAATTCGATTGCTAAATTCTTTAGCACGATTACTAAAACTTTTAGCAAATGTACTCAAAATAGTACACTTGACCTAAATTTAGGACATTGCTAATATTTTTAGCAAAATTACTCAAACTTTTAGCATTCAATTAAAATTACTAAAACTTTTAGCATTTTATTTTATTTGCCATAACCAGAAAATAAATTAATGCAGTTTTTTAGTATTTAATAGTTTAAATTTTGGCTAAAATTGGCTTTTTTGGCTTTATTTTAGCTTTCAATTATTCTGCAAAGGTATAAACATTTTGCAAATAAAAGAATAGATATAAAAGTATTTCTAATTTAGAACCTTTCTAAATTGCAAATAAATTTGCATAACCTAAAACGGTGTAGTATTATTGTATACCGTAATAAACCCAACGGCCCAAATATTATGAACTTAGCGACAGGAAATTCAGCAAAAAAAGAACATTTATCTAAAGGAGCATATACCGCTTGTAATAGAAAAATGAGCACATTTAAAAATGAATACGATAGTTTTAAACACTATGCAAACAATTATCCCCAAATTTGTTGCACTAAATGCTTAGAACAATTTAATAGAATTAAAACAAAATAAACCAAATCTAAAACCCTTTAAAACTAACAAAATGAACAAGTTAAAAACAAACCCAACAAACCAGTACAAAGGAATTACAGAACAAGAAGTAAACGAAGTACTAAAAGACTTTGCAGCTTATATTGTTTTAATGCTCATAACCGTTTTAGGCCTTATGTTCCTTTGCACAATTAACTAAATTAATTAACTAAATTTTAAACACTTAAAAACCCCTTAAAAATGAAAACAAGTAAAATTAAAAACACTATTAAAGCAATTGCAAGGATAGTAAACAGAAAAACAAAATTAGCTATTTTAGAAAATGTACAAATCGAAGCTGGATATATTTTCGCTTCAAATCTGGATATTTTTGTAAAATTGGCCCTACCAGATAACAGTTTAAATACTGGATATTGTTTAAACTTTGCAGAATTAAAAAAAGCTTCTGAAATGTTTGAAAATATCAACTACTTAGAAAATGAAGCTGGAAAAATTACTTTTGAAGCCGATGAAGCGAAAATAAAATACAGCTATACAGAAACTGATAATTTATTTAAACCAATTGAAAAAGCCTATAATTTAGCCTTTGAAATTGGCCCAGATATGGCAAAATTGGAAACAGCTTGTAAATTTGTTAGTAAGGATGAATTAAGGCCGCAAATGAATTACATTGCTATAAATAACAATCACATTGTTTCAACAAATGCGCATTTTTTATACTTCGATGAAATTTATTTTAAACAACATGGCCCAGACATGGCCGATATTTTAATAAGCCCGCAAGTAATTAAAATAATAAAAGACATTAATACGATAGGCTGGACAGTTTACGAAAGTGAGGGATATTTAAAATTTACAGACGGAACTAATACAATATGGCAAAGGCCAGAATCAAATAATTTCCCTAATTGGCAAAGTATTTTACCTCAGAACCACGAAACAGCAATAACAGCCAATAAAAAAGAGCTAATAAATGAAGTTAAAAAAGCTGCAAATTTCAACAGTATTAAAACAATTGCTATAAATGCAAACGGAACCTTAAAAATTGAAGCAAAGGACGAAGATATAAATACTGAATATTCAAAAGAATTAAAAGATTACAGCAAGGTAGGCCCAGATATTAAAATAGGCTTTAATGCAGATTATTTGAATGCAATTTTACCAGAATTAGAAACAGAAACAATAAATATTAAACTATCTGGAAACAATAGGGCTGCAATAATTAATAACAAATTTCTCTTAATGCCAATAATTATAAACTACTAAGATGAAAAAAAGAATAGCAAAAGCCCTATTTTACCACCTTAAAAACCAATTCTATTTTACAATTGATATATTAAGGCCATATAAAACAGACAAAGGAGAAACAGCTTATTTTCTGGAGGATAATTTTATAGCTTATGAATTGGAAAAAGAACTAATAAAGGCCATAAAAGGAGAAAATCCAGATATTGAAGCAATTGAAGCTTATAATTTTAACTAATTTTTTAACCATATAAACCCCAAACAATGAAAACATACTTAAAAACAAACCAAGAAAATACAGAGCTTAAAATAGAATTAAAATACTACTTAGGAGGATATAATTATTGGAACTATAAACACGAACCCAGAGGATACTACTTGCATATACAGCCAATAATAAGAGAAACAAGAGAGAATTATTTTATAGAGCAATACACGCCAACAAAAGGATATAAAGCCCTAATTTTAGAAACTAAGCGAAAAAGCGAAAAAGCCTATAAATCAGCCCTCGAAATGATAGAAGAAACAAAACAACAAATGATTGAAGTAATAACAAAAAACAATAATTTGCAACTAATTTAACCCCTTTAAATACTACTAAAATGAAAATAGAAACAATTGATATCATAGCAAATGAATACTTTGACAAAGTAAACGGAAACAGCTACTTTAATGCAGATATAGTTTTAAATTACGGAAAGCCAGATAAAATAAAAATACACATACCAATGCAATACGGTTACGGTGAGCAATACGAGCACGAAGCAAAGGAAGCTATAAACAATTTAGGTATTTTAAAAATTGAAGGCCCTTTGTGGAGATACTGCAAAGAAACTAACATCCAGCTAAGGAGTAGTAAATTTGAGAACTGCAAAGAAAAAGAGTTAAGGCTGCAGGACAAAGAAAACGAAAAAAGCTATTTAATAAACTTTGAAGGCAGAAGCAATAAAGCAATAGGAATAACAAAGAACTACAAAAGAACTGTTAGCGCCTTGGATATAAACAAAGCTATCTTAAAGCTTTATAATAACTTTGAACATATAAAAGTTAATAGCATAAGCCAACTAACTTAGCCCAGAACAAAACAAACATCAACCAAAGGCCTTGCATTAATTTGTAAGGCTTTTTTTTTGCTAAATGATTGACTACCTTTGTATCGTAAACAACGAAAGGAAAACGATAATATGGCTAAATTTCAACAAGGTAACAGCGGTAGACCAAAAGGAGCAGTAAACAAGCTCAATAAAACAGTAAAGGAAACAGTATTAAACACCTTTAACGAGCTTCAAAAGGATAAAATCCACAATTTAGAAGCCTTTGCAAAGAAGCACCCCCGTGAATTTTATTTAATTGCTTCGAAGTTAATACCAACTGAAATGATTGGCTCAACCGAAACGATTATAAAGGTAACCATACCCGAAGAAAGACAATTGGAGGAGCAAAATATAATAAGAATTTAGCTAAAAAAGTAAGCAATAAAAAAAATGTACTCAATTTAGGACTAAATGCAAGGCAAAAAAGCCCCAAAATGAAGCGTTTTATCGGTAAAACACAAAAAAAAAGCTAAAAAAGGCTAAAAAAACCCTAATCAGAAATTTGCACACACGAGTTACAGAA